AATCAATCTATTCTTTTTAAAGAGGGTAGTAAACTTCGTACAATCTCTGTAATGAAGAACATTCTTGCAGAAGCAGAAGTCAATGAATCATTCCCAAAAGATTTTGGTATCTATGATTTAAACCAATTCCTTAATGGTATGGGTCTACATCAGAATCCTGATTTGGATTTTGAGAATGAAGGTCATGTAGTTATTAAAGAAGGTAGGATGAGATCCAAATACTTCTTTGCTGATCCTAGTGTAATAGTTACACCACCAGATAAGAATTTAGATCTTCCTAGTGAGGATGTATGCTTTGTATTGAATACACAACAGTTAGATCGTTTGCTTAAGGCAGCAGCAATTTATCAGTTACCAGACTTAGCAGTCGTTGGTGAGAATGGTGTAGTAAGGATTGTTGTTAGAGATAAGAAGAATGATACTTCTAATGACTTTGCTATTACAGTTGGTGAGACCGATGATGTATTCAACTTTAATTTTAAAGTAGAGAATATCAAAATCATACCTGGTACTTATGAGGTTGTTGTATCTCAAAAACTATTGTCTAGATTTAAATGTAAAGATTATGATCTTACATACTTTATTGCATTAGAACCTGATTCAACTTTTGGTTAATGAGAAATTCTATCCTCTATGGTGATTGTAGAGAGACGTTAAAACAGTTTGCTTCATATACAGATAAGGCGAGGATGTGTGTAACGTCACCGCCTTATTATGGTCTTAGGGACTATGGTGGTGAAGAGAATCAGATAGGTCAAGAACAGTCACCAGAAGACTTCATAAAAAATTTAGTTGAAGTATTTGGATTGGTAAGAGATTGCCTAACAGATGATGGAACATTGTGGGTTAACATAGGTGATAGTTATTACAACTATAGACCTGGTAAAGGTCAATCATATCCTAAACAATCAGTAAGTAAGACTAAACAAGACCTACCAGATAAGTGCAATAAAAGAGGTAATAAATTAGAAGGATTAAAAGAGAAAGATTTAATTGGTATACCGTGGATGTTAGCATTTGCATTGAGAGCAGATGGGTGGTATTTACGTCAGGATATTATATGGCACAAACCTAATCCTATGCCTGAGTCAGTTAGAGATAGGTGTACCAAATCACATGAGTATATCTTTTTACTCAGTAAAAATAAAAGATATTATTATGACAATGAAGCAATTAAAGAACCAGCAAAAGATTGGGGTACTAGGGATCGTACTAAAGGTAAGTATCATAATGCTGGCACTGGTCTATCCCCTCATACAGGCTTAAGTAAATCGTATGCTAAGAAGAATAAAAGATCTGTTTGGAGAGTAACTAACAAACCATTTAAGGGTGCTCACTTTGCAGTTTATCCACCAGATCTTATTGAACCATGTATAAAGGCAGGTAGTCAAAAGGGAGATATTATATTAGATCCATTTATGGGATCTGGTACAACTGCTAGAGTTGCAAGGTCTCTAAATAGAGACTACATTGGATGTGAACTACACGAGGATTATCGTGATTTAATAGAGATACCATCTCTAGATGGATTAATTGAAAAATGATTAAATTATGGGAGATATGGAAGTATGCGTTGGGTTCATTTTCTGATGCGAAGACCAAGAAGTATGACGATATTATTGTCGTTATACGATCTATTATCTTTCTTTCTTATCTTGTCACTAATTGTTTTATTGTTAGCGGAGTAATCCGTCATTGGAACCCACCTGATCATGTACAAAGTATGCGGACTAGATGATTCTTATCCTAAGAATGTTACAAGTGAACAAGAGTATGACGAATGGACAGATGCTCAAGACAAAGCTGTCCAATTACTTGAAGATGGTGTAGAATGGGTACGTATCCTTATTGGGGATACTGATGATTGGGGTATGCTCCAAGAATTAAATCTAGAGAGAGGTATTACAGGTGATACTTTTAGTACTTGGACTCTAGCACCATATTATGTGAGATTGAGAAATTATGAGGGATGAATTCCTTTGGGTTGAGAAGTATCGACCCAAGACAATTGAAGAATGTATTTTACCTGAGAGTATTAAGAAAACTTTTCTTGAGTTTTTAGACGCAGGAGAAGTACCAAACTTACTTCTTTCTGGTCCTGCAGGGTGTGGTAAAACAACAGTTGCTAAAGCACTGTGTGATCAATTAGGAGTAGATTCTTATGTCATTAATGGATCGGATGAAGGCAGGTTTCTTGACACTGTTCGGAACAATGCAAAGAACTTCGCAGCAACAGTCTCTTTATCGTCTGAGGCAAAGCATAAAGTCATCATCATCGACGAAGCAGACAATACCACTTCCGACGTACAACTCCTTCTTAGAGCGTCTATTGAGGAGTTCTCCAACAACTGCAGATTCATTTTCACTTGCAACTACAAAAATAAAATCATTGAACCCCTCCATTCGAGATGTTCTGTGGTTGAGTTTGGTATTCAGGGTAAACTTAAACAAGAAATTGCAGCAAAATTCTTCGGAAGATTAGTAACTATTCTAGAACTAGAGAAGGTAGATGCTGATAAGAAAGTACTTGCTGAACTTATCAACAAACACTTCCCTGACTGGAGAAGAGTCCTCAACGAGTGTCAACGATACTCTGTAAGTGGAAAGATAGATTCTGCAATCCTTGCAACCTTTGGGGATGTAAAGACTGAGGATCTAGTTAAACATTTAAAGACTAAGAATTTTACGGAAGTCCGTAAATGGGTCGTTCAAAACTTAGACAATGACCCTGCTCTTATTCTTAGAAGAATCTACGATTGTATGTACGATTCTTTGGAACCTAGCAGCATACCTGCCGCAGTTCTGATTATTGCAAAGTATCAATATCAGATAGCGTTTGTTGCAGATCAAGAGATTAATCTCTTAGCGGCATTAACCGAACTAATGTGTGAATGTAAATTCAAATGACTGAACCAAGATCAAGAAAAGAGATGAACGTTAAAGTTGTTCGTCTAACAACAACAGAAGATGTTGTAGCAGATTTACTAGAAGAGACTGATGATTCAGTTACTATTCGTGGAGGAATCGTAGCAGTTCCAACTAAGGATGGTAACATTGGATTTGCATCATGGACTCCTCTTCTTGCTAGTCCTGTTGAGGATATAACAATTAGCAAGAGTAATGTTGTTTATGTTGGTGATCCTAATCCTGCATTAATAGATCATTACGTAAATCAGTTTAGTAAAATTGTAACCCCTGACTCCGTACAAGACGGTATTATTGTTCCCTAATGATTGACATTAACCTTTGTGATTTGAATAGTTTTTTTGGTTGTGTTGAAGCAACTAATACAACAGAATTAAAAACTAATGCCTTTCGTCCTCTTAGGACTTATCTACAGGAGAAGTCTTTTGAGAAGCATTCTGGTGGTCAACTAACTTATGTTGGTAACTATGCAGATGGTCAAGACTTCGTTGATAATAATGGAGTCCCTTATGAGATGAAAGGTTCTTTGGGATTATTTAATAAGAATGGATCATGCAAACAAGTTATATTGAAGAACAATATGCCTGGTCGCAGCAAACAAAACTTGGAGAAAACCTTTGAGTATATGCTTTTAGTTGATACTAAGAACATGAGTCTTGGTGTTACTACATGGGATGTTGTTGAGAGTAGATCCAAACTTGATGGAGCAGGTGCAACATTTAAACTTCAAGCAGGTGACTTCACTATGCTTGCTGAGAATGTTAAACCAACTGTAAAAAATATTACTGCTAATGAACTTCTAGAATCTCTAGAAAGCATTCTATGAAGAAGTCCCTGAAGTCTCTTAAAACACCTCTAAGGTATCCTGGTGGTAAGTCTCGTGCTTGTATAAAGATGGAGAAGTACCTACCTAATTTGGCAACCTATGAGCAATATAGAGAACCCTTTATTGGGGGTGGGTCTTTTGCTATACACGTTACTAAGTTGTATCCTAATTTACCTATCTGGGTAAATGATTTATATAAACCATTAGCAACATTTTGGCAACAACTTCAGGAATCTGGAGATGTTATGTCTGAGAGATTGTTAGAACTCAAAGAGGAACACAATACACCAGACAAAGCAAAAGAACTTTTTAAGAACGCAAAGGAGACTATCAGTGCAGAAAAAATTACCGACTTGGATACTGCGATCAATTTTTATATTATCAATAAGTGCAGTTTTAGTGGTCTTACTGAGTCCTCGTCCTTCTCACCTCAGGCAAGTACCTCCAACTTTACAGTTAGAGGAATTGAAAAACTTCCAGAATATCAAGAGTTAATATCCAATTGGGTTATAACAAATTATTCTTATGAAGAGGTGTTGATAGATGGAATGGATTCTTTTATATACTTAGATCCTCCTTATGATATTAAGGATAATCTATATGGTAAGAAAGGTGGAATGCATAAGACATTCGACCATGATAAATTTGCAGAAGATTGTGAGGCATGTGAGTCTCACCAATTAGTATCATATAATAATTCTCAATTAGTAAAGGATAGATTTGCTGGTTGGGATGCAGCAGAATATGAACTAACATATACCATGAGATCTACAGGAGATTACATGGGTGATCAAAGTACTCGTAAAGAGTTACTATTACTAAATTATGAAAGGAGTAGTTTAATGGAGTTCTTCAAATGAAATGTAGAGTACAATTGTATGTTGCTGGCACACTCTTTAATGAGGATGTATATGCCAGAGATTATCAGGAAGCAAGAAAGGTTGCTCTTGCAAGAAATCCAAATGCCACAGTCGTAGGTGTTAATGCGATAATGGAGTCATTTAATGAAGATTGAATTGAAGGATTGGTTAAATTCAATTAATCATACTAAAGAAAATTTAACTGAAGATCCTGATGCTATTAAATCTTATCCACCATTTATTATCAACAAATGTTTATCTGGACACCTAGATTGCATACTCTTTGCTAATGAAATGAACAAATATCCTTCCATAGATAAGGACATGCAATATAAATTTTATCTAAATAGTCTGAGGAAACGGAAGAGATTCTCTCCGTGGATGCGAAAAGATAAGATTAGTAACCTTGACCTTGTTAAACAATACTATGGATATAGTAATGAAAAAGCAATGCAAGCGTTGAATATTTTGTCTAAACAACAACTCGATTTTATTAAACAACGACTTGACATTGGTGGAATGACATGACTACTAGTACTATTGAACCACAAGTTAACTGGAAACCTGAAATGATGGTGGAAGTTATGCTTAACGAACCAGATGATTTTTTAAAGGTTAGAGAGACCTTAACAAGAATCGGAGTGGCATCTCGGAAGGAGAAAAAATTATATCAATCCTGCCATATTCTTCATAAGCAAGGTAGATATTATATTACTCACTTCAAAGAATTATTCGCATTAGATGGAAAACACGCTAACCTTACTCTTAACGACGTTCAGCGTCGGAATCGTATCGCTCGCTTGCTTTCTGATTGGGGTCTCATTAGTGTAGTTAACGCAGAGTCTATAGTAGATGTTGCTCCGTTAAATCAAATTAAGGTATTAGCATATAAAGATAAGGGTGAATGGATCCTGGAACAAAAATATAATATTGGTTCCAAGAAAAAAGAAGAGACTAAAGAGTAATTGTAAAATAAATATGTTATAATAATTGGTATCGAGCATGACAGTATCAGCTTGCCCATTAACCTGTTCTTGGCCAGACAATTTATACAGGACATATATGAACGGAAGACTTAAAAAAGTAGACATGGAATCAAGACTCCTTAGTATAAAAAAGGGGATTGATAATAAAGTATGGTATCCTGAATGGGATGATAAAGAACGTTGGGCAGCACAACGTGCATTGAATAATGCCCTAGATATACTTGATGAATTTGATTATTAAATTTTGATTTCTATACCACCATTAAATCCACCAAAAGGAGCAACATGCCCCTTTGTCTATGCATCTAATGTTTTTACTGAAGAACAATTAGATAGTATAGAAGATATGGTTGATATGAATTCTGGTACACAATTTAATGATGATGTTAAAAAATCTTGGACAACTAATATTGACTATAATGATAATAGTCATTGGTTATTCTCTCAATTAGTTAAAGTTGTTCATCAGTTAAACAATGAGTATTATAGGTTTAATATAAATCAACTTGATGAGATCATTCAGTATGCTTGTTATGATGTTGGTTCAGAATATAATTGGCATATTGATTATACTAACTGCCCTACCCCTGCTAGAAAATTTACAGTAGTAGTTCAACTAAGTAATCCTTCAGAATATGAAGGTGGAGAGTTTGAATTATTCCCAGATGTACAGGTTCCTAAAGAACGTGGTCTCGTTCATATATTCCCACCGTACCTTTATCATAGGGTAAAGACCGTACAAAAAGGTAGTAGAAAAGTTTTAATTACTTGGGTCTGGGGTCCACCATTCGTTTAACCGAATAAAAAATTCTGGTTATCCGATTGTATCTTTTTAGTGGTTGTGTTTAAATAATAGTGTCGCCTTCGGGGACAAAAAACACACTCGCTTTTAAAGGAGAACCATGACTAACCTAACACGTTTTCATACGGCAGATATGCCACAACTGTTCGATAGAATTTTGAAGAACAGTATAGGGATGGACGATTATTTTGATCGGTTCATGAATGAGACCACATCAAACTATCCCCCATATAATTTAATACAGGTAAATAATGTCGAATCAAGATTGGAAGTCGCACTTGCGGGGTTTAAGAAAGATGAGCTCAAAGTCTTCACGGAGTTTGGAAAACTATATGTGGAAGGCAAGAAAGAAGAATCAGAAACAGATGAGAGCTTTGTCCATAAAGGATTGGCCAAGCGGTCTTTCTCTAGGGTCTGGACAATCACAGATGATACCGAAATTAGAAGAGTCGGATTCTCTGACGGATTACTGGTTGTAGAATTGGGAAAAGTTATTCCTGATCATCATGCTCGGAAAGATTATCTATAAATAAAAACGAATATCGTTCGCCGCAATGGGGTGTACTGGCAAAATCCAGTTGACACCCCTTTTTATTGGCAGTATAATACCGATATAAGATAAACCATTATGGCAAATAAACTAGCAGTAATAAAAACTGGTGAACAGATTATTACCAAGGTAGAAGAAATGATACTGGAAGATAAGGTTGTTGGATACTTCTTTATCAAACCATGTGTTGTCAATACATCAGAACCTATCGTTAATAAAGAAAGTGGTGGTGCTTCTTTTGATATTAAATTAGCACCTTGGATTCCTTTAGGTAAAGGAACTAGGTTCCCAGTACCTTTAGATTGGATTGTTACATTTATAGATCCAGTTGATGAACTATCATCAATGTATATGAATGATGTTCTAAAGGAAAAAGAAGACACCCAAGAAAAAACACTCGTAATCCCTGAAGAGGATAATTAAATGGCAGATGAACTTAAACCACAATTAATTGTATTCCATACTGGAGGTACAATCGTTGCTGAAATTGAAGAAGTTGGAGCAGACATAGGAGAACCTGATTGTAAAATCAAGAACCCATACAATATTGTTCCTCAAGCAAACGGTAACGCTACCTTACAACCTTGGATGGGCGAACTAACAAATCAAAAAGAATTTATGATTAGTTCTGAAAAGATCTTGACTATATGTGAACCACTTGGTAAAATAAAAGACACATATGAAAGTCTGAACTCGTAATGAGGTTCTATACGAACGTTCAAATGGTTGGGGATAACTTCCTTGTTCGTGGTTATGAAGATGGTAAACACTTCGCAACCCGTGAGAAGTTTTACCCAACCCTTTTTGTTGAATCACCTAAGAAGAAAACCCACTATAGGACTCTTGATGGTACGCAGGTAGCACCTGTTAAACCTGGAACTGTTCGTGAGACTAGAGAGTTTATAAAGAAGTACGAACCTGTACCAGGTTTTGATGTATATGGTAATGAGAGATTTATTTACCAGTACATATCTGAGAAGTATCCTGCTGATGAACTCAAGTTTGATATTAATAAAATTAAGTTAGTAACTATTGATATTGAGGTTAAATCTGAGCAAGGATTCCCTGATGTAGAATCTGCTGCTGAAGAGATACTTCTTATATCAATTCAAGACTATGCTACCAAAGAGATTATTACTTGGGGCAATGGTCCATTTAAGGCACATCAAGAGAATCTATATTACAAGCAATTTAATAATGAGTATGATCTTCTAAATGATTTTATCAATTGGTGGATGATAGAAGAGAATACACCAGAAGTTATTACTGGATGGAATAGTAAACTGTATGATATACCATATATTGTTCGTAGAATAGATCGTATTTTAGGTGAAAAACTTAAGAAGAGATTGTCACCTTGGGGATTGGTAACTGAAGATGAGGTCTTCATTGCTGGTAGAAAACAGATTGCTTATGATATTGGTGGTGTATCTCAGTTAGATTATCTAGATCTCTATAAGAAGTTTACTTATAAGGCACAGGAGTCTTATAGGTTGGATTATATTGCAAGTGTAGAACTCGGTCAGAAGAAATTAGATCACTCTGAATTCGACACATTTAAAGACTTCTACACACAAGGGTGGAAAAAATTTGTAGAGTATAATATAATTGACGTTGAACTTGTTGACCGTATGGAAGGCAAGATGAAGTTGATTGAACTTGCTCTCACTATGGCATATGAAGCCAAGGTGAATTATGAGGATGTATTCTATCAGGTTCGTATGTGGGATACAATCATATATAACTACCTAAAGAAAAGAGGTATTGTTATACCTCCCAAAATTAAAACTGATAAAGACGCAAAATACGCAGGTGCTTATGTTAAAGAACCGATTCCAGGAAAGTATGATTGGGTGGTTAGTTTTGACCTCAACAGTCTGTACCCTCATCTTATTATGCAATATAATATCAGTCCAGAAACCCTCAGGGAGACTAGACATCCCGATTCGAGCGTTGAAAGGATCTTAAATAAAGAGTGTGAGTTTGATGGGGATTATGCTGTATGTGCTAATGGAGCACAATACAGAAAAGATGTGAGAGGATTCCTACCAGAACTCATGGATAAGATGTATGGAGATCGTGTGATCTTCAAGAAAAAAATGTTGGAGGCAAAGCAAGCTTATGAGAAGACCCCCACTGAGGCATTGGAAAAGGAAATTGCAAGATGCAACAACATCCAAATGGCGAAAAAGATCTCTCTTAATTCTGCTTATGGTGCTATCGGCAATCAGTACTTCAGGTATTTTAAACTAGCAAATGCTGAAGCGATTACCTTATCTGGGCAAGTATCTATTCGATGGATAGAGAATAAGATGAATGCCTATATGAATAAACTTTTGAAAACGGAGAATGTTGATTATGTTATTGCTTCAGATACTGATTCCATTTATCTTAATATGGGTGATCTGGTTGAGACTGTATACAAGGGCAGAGAGAAGACTAATGAAGTCGTTGTGGGGTTCCTTGACAAGGTGTGTGAAACTAAACTTGAGCCTTATATTGAAAGTTCTTACCAAGAACTGGCCGACTACGTAAGTGCCTATGATCAGAAGATGCAGATGAAGCGAGAGAACATCGCTGAACGTGGTATCTGGACTGCTAAGAAAAGATATATTTTAAATGTATGGGATAGTGAGGGTGTTCGATATGAAGAACCTAAACTAAAGATGATGGGTATTGAAGCAGTTAAGTCTTCTACACCTGCACCTTGTAGGACATTAATTAAGAATGCACTTAAACTTATAATGAATGGAACAGAAGATGATGTGATAGATTTTATTGAGAAGTCTAGGACAGAATTTAAAAAACTTCCACCAGAAGATATCTCGTTTCCAAGATCTGCAAGTAATGTTGAGAAGTATAGAGCAGTAAATTCCATCTATGCAAAAGGAACTCCTATACATATACGGGGGTCTTTACTGTTTAACTATTATGTTAAGAAGAAAAAGTTAGACAAAAAGTACTCACTCATCGGTAACGGTGAGAAAGTTAAATTTTGTTATTTAAAATTACCCAACCCAATTCACGAGAACGTAATGTCATTCATTCAAGATTTTCCTAAGGAACTTGAATTGAATAATTACGTGGACTATGATTTACAATTTGAGAAGTCTTTTATAGAACCTCTCAAAGCAATTCTTAATGCAATTGGTTGGAGTGTAGAGAAAACAGCAACGCTGGAGGCGTTTTTTACCTAATGGACTTACCTATCGACGATAAAGAGTTATCTACTATTATAAGTGCATTGCACTTAGGTGGTGATACATCACTCTTTCAAAAGTTGAAGATTGTAAAAGAGACTAGAGATGAGAATCCTGGTGGTCCTTACAAAAAAATTATTAGAGAGAAATATGGAATGGTGTTCTAATGGAAGGTATTGAATGGAATGCGTTTGATCTACCAAATATTCAACTTTACTCAACTAGACTTAAACCAGAGGTTATGGATTATCTCTGGGAAAGGATAGAACAAGCAAAGATTGATGATCAAAATTGTAATAAACATTTAGCAGGTAATATTTCAAAGAGTTTAACGTTAGAAGATAAGTCTTCAACTTTGGGAGATAACTATTTTTTAAATGCTGTTATAGGTCCACTCACACAAGAATTTTATTCTAATGCAGTGAGTACCGATAAAAGATGGCAAATCCCATTAATGAATGAACGTTTAATAGATCTCGGTTTATCTTGGTGGGTTAATTTTCAAAATCAAACTGAGTTTAATCCTAGTCATCGTCATAGTGGTGTACTTTCTTTTGTTATCTTTATGAAGATTCCTACTGATTGGAGAGAGCAACATGCACTTCCTTTTAGTTCCCATTCCGCAGGTCCAGCAGCATCTGATTTTGTTTTTGCTTACAGTAATATTTTAGGAGAAGTTGGGGAGTATCCAATCTGGCTAGATAAGGATATGCAAGGGACTATGCTTGTATTCCCTTCATCACTACGTCATCAAGTATATCCATATTATAATTGTGATGATGAGAGAGTAACCATTTCTGGTAATATGCTTTGGGACGTGCTATAATACCTATACTAAGTTTACCGCAATGACTTTTCTATCATGCCCTCCAGTGTATCATTTACCTGGCACATGGACAGAATGTAAAAAACCATTAATTAATCATCTAAATCTTACTCCTGATCAGGGATTCATTTTATTCTTTGGTCTAGTTGTTCTAGGTTTAATCATTTATGGTCTTTACCTTACAGTAGGATCAGGTAAGAAGAACCTAAGAGATCAGATAGATGAACATTCTAAGATGCATGAACTAGGTATTGCACATGGTCATGGTGGCAACAAAGAGGCATATAAGATGTCTGGTAAACTTGAACACAAACATGAAGATTGATTATGGATTTTTTGAAGGAGATTGTCAAGGAGATAGGTGATGAGTACACCCAACTTGGAAAAGACATCGACGACACCGAATCTTTTATTGATACGGGTTCGTTCATTTTTAATAGCTTGTTATCAGGTAGTGTGTTTGGTGGTGCGTCTCGTAGTCGTATTACCGCTATTGCTGGTGAGTCCTCTACTGGAAAAACTTTCTTCTCCCTCGCAGTTGTCAAGAACTTTTTGGACAATAATCCTGACGGTTACTGTCTTTATTTCGATACTGAAGCTGCTGTTAATAAAGGATTACTTGAGTCCCGTGGGGTGGATTTAGATAGAATCGTAGTGGTGAATGTAGTAACCATAGAAGAGTTTAGAAGTAAAGCACTTAGAGCAGTTGATATATACTTAAAGAAGGATGAGAGTGATCGCAAACCATGTATGTTTGTGTTAGACTCTCTGGGTATGTTATCTACTGAAAAAGAAATCAGAGATGCATTAGATGATAAGCAGGTTAGAGACATGACCAAATCTCAACTTGTCAAAGGAGCATTTCGTATGCTAACATTAAAACTAGGTCAAGCAAAAATACCACTTATAGTCACAAATCACACTTACGATGTTATCGGATCTTATGTCCCAACTAAAGAAATGGGAGGAGGCTCTGGTCTCAAATATGCCTCGTCTACAATCATTTATCTCAGCAAAAAAAAGGAAAAGGATCAGAGCGAGGTTGTTGGAAACCTTATTAAAGCTAAGACACATAAATCAAGACTCTCAAAAGAAAACAAAGAAGTAACCATTCGTCTTTACTACGATGAACGTGGTCTAGATCGTTACTATGGTCTCCTTGAACTTGGTGAGATTGGAGGGTTGTGGAAAAATGTAGCAGGTAGATACGAGATCAATGGTAAGAAAGTATATGCTAAAGCGATATACAAAGATCCTGAAGAGTATTTTACAGAAGATATATTACAAAAATTAGACGTTATAGCAAAAGAAGAATTTAGTTATGGTATGTGATGGATACTATAGAAGTAACTATCCTACAGAATCTTTTACATAATGAGGATTATTCTAGGAAGGTAATTCCTTTTATTGAACCTGATTATTTTCAAGAGCAAGGACAAAAATTAGTTTTTGAAGAAGTAGTTCAATTCATATCTAAGTATGATACTCAGATAACAGTTGAAGCACTTTTAATTGAGGTATCAAATCGTAAAGATCTTACAGAACAACTTCTTAAAGATGTTCAGATCTTAGTTGGTAATCTTGAAAAGAGTCCTCAAGATGAACAGTGGTTATTAGATTCCACTGAGAAATGGTGTAGGGAACGTGCTATATACTTAGCACTAATGGAATCAATAGGGATAGCAGATGGACAAGATGACAAGAAAGGAAGGGATGCTATTCCTAGTATTTTGTCTGACGCTCTGGCTGTTTCTTTCGATAATAATATAGGGCACGATTACTTTGGTAATGTTGATGAACGATATGAGTATTATCATAAGAAGGAAGAAAAAATTCCATTTGATCTTGAATACTTTAACAAGATTACAAAAGGTGGAGTACCGAATAAGACTCTCAACATTGCTCTTGCTGGCACAGGTGTTGGAAAGTCTTTATTCATGTGTCATGTGGCAAGCTCAGTGTTGTTCCAAGGCAAAAATGTTCTCTACATTACAATGGAAATGGCAGAGGAAAAGATTGCGGAGAGGATTGATGCTAATCTACTTAATGTCAACATACAAGATATAACAGATCTCCCTAAACCAATGTTCCAAGGGAAGATTGATAATCTTATGGGTAAGACACAGGGACAACTTATTATTAAAGAGTATCCTACTGCATCTGCACACTCAGGACATTTTAAAGCATTGCTTAATGAACTTGCATTGAAGAAGTCATTTAAACCTGATATAATATTCATAGACTACTTAAATATTTGTGCGTCATCAAGATACCGTGGAAACTCAACAGTCAACTCATACTCCTATATCAAAGCAATCGCAGAGGAACTTAGGGGTCTCGCAGTTGAGGCGAACGTTCCGATTATATCTGCCACTCAAACTACTCGTAGCGGGTTTGGTAGTTCTGATGTTGACCTTACTGACACCTCTGAGTCTTTTGGACTCCCTGCTACTGCTGACTTTATGTTTGCCCTTATTTCTACAGAAGAGTTGGAAGGTATGAATCAGATCATGGTGAAGCAGTTAAAGAATCGCTACAACGATCCTACAATGTTCAAGAGATTTATTGTAGGTATAGATCGTGCCAAGATGAGATTATATGATGTTGAACAGAATGCACAAGAAGGTGTAAATGATAATGGTCATGATAAAGAGGATACTCCTGAAACTAAATTTAAAGATAAATTTGGAGGGTTTACATTTTGAATATACCTCTAGAGTTAATGGGTGATCCTGCCGAGATTGATTACCCAGATAGAAGACAATTCCCATGTGATAAGACTGTACAAAAATGGAAGTCTATAGGACATCTTTATGTTAACTATACAGGATTATTATTAGAGGAATATCGGGGAATACCTGAGTGGTGTCTGGATGTTAAGGATCATCTTGTTAGTAAATATAATTTACAAGATGCTTGTTCATCTGTTTATTGTATGCCACCAGGAACTATTATGCCAGAGCATAGGGATACTTATCCTCGGTATAAGTCATTACATAATCTTGACAAACTAGAAAATATCTGTAGAATATTAATATTCCTAAATGATTGGGAATCAGGACATTACTTTGAGGTTGACACAAAACCTGTAGTAAACTGGACTAAGGGAGAATATATAATGTGGCGAGGTGACACTCCGCATATTGCGGCTAACGTTGGATCAACCAACAGATATACTATGCAAATTACTGCACATGACTAATCAAAAAATAACTAAAGCGAGAAACCAAGTGAAGTCTAAATTTTATTACATCTTTTGGGGTGTAGCCACTGTATCCGTTTTTGCTGGACAAATATATGTTGGATCTGGATATCGTCAGATGTCAAGATCTTTTAATAGAATTTTGGATGCTGTTCGCTTTGAGTTAATTGGACCTGATCCTTATGATCATCCAATGTATGTGCCAAGATCAGAAATTCCCGACATGATAGATTCTTGGGAAAGAGAGGATGCTTTATACCACCCAACGAATCCTCTTACACCAATATACTAAAGGAGGTTTATGAGTCCAAGAAGATATGACATACACGACATACCTGGAATAGGTGGATTTTACACAAAGAAAGAAGTAGATCTCCTAATTAAGTCTGCCGTGGACGAAGCAAAAGCAATTGATGAAGCTTCAATGGCAAAACATAATCGTGATGCCACTATTATTAGTATGATACTTGGGTTTACAGCATTAGCATTATTTGTAGATGGTTTATTAAGAATTTTAGGAATCATTCCACCGTTTATGGATATAGATGTTAATGTTATTGATAAGATTGCAGAGAGAGTTGAAAATGATATGTTACCTTTGATTCAAGATACAGTTAAGAAGATGCCGACTGTACCTAAGCCATGGTTAAATTAAGAAAAGCTGTTATTGATTATTTGGTTGATGAGTATCCTGAGTACTGTTCTACCTTTACTTTTAAATTACATAAGGGGTTGCCAGATCAAGCAATTCATAGAGATGGTTTTATTAATTGTTATCTAGATGTTAGAAGACAATTAGTTTACTTGCATGTTGATAAGTGTGGTAGTACATCAATAACATCAGCATTTAAAATGGAGGGAGAAAGTTTTATTCCTCTTGAGAAGTTTCCTAAAGCAAATGATTATGACCACATGGCAAACTTTTTAGTTGATAGTGGATATACATTTTTTTCAATGTCTAGAGATCCTATTAGTAGATGGATTTCTGGACTTAATGAGTTTATGTGTAGATATAAAGCACCTACTGAATGGGTAATTAAACAAGTTCAAAATAAGAAGTATGTATTTGATGAGCATACTGCTCCGCAGCATTTATTTTTAAGATTATGTACAGACTATAATGGTAATATAAAGTTATTAAAATTAGATAATCATTTAAATGAAAAGGTTAATAATTTTTTGAAAAGTTTTAAAGGTAGGCAACATAAGGATCTAGATATAGGTCATTTAAGAGACTCTAAATATTTTGTACCAAATTGTACTATGTTAGCTAAGAAGGTATTCCATAGATACATTGAACCTGACATGGATGCTTTTAATAAATTTTATTCTTTAGATTATGAGTTATACAATTCCGCAGAATGATCAAGTAGAAAGAGATTCAGCAGTATATCAGTTTGAACAAACTATTGCTAATTTTTATGGTGCTCCTTATGCGATAGCAGTTGACTCATGTACTCATGCTATAGAATTGTGTATGAGATATGAGAGGTTTGATCGTGCTGTTGTCCCTACTCATACTTACTTATCAGTACCTTTGATAATGAAGAAGATAGGTGGTATTGAATGGAAGTGGGATGATTCTACTTGGAGTGATTTTTATTATATTAAAGAGACAAATATAATTGATGCTGCTGTTTATTGGAAGAAGGATTCTTATATTCCTAATACATATTTTTGTTTAAGTTTTCAACAAAGAAAACATTTATCATTAGGACGTGGTGGTATGATTCTTACTGATAATCCTACAGCACATTATTATCTAAAGAAGATGTCATGTGATGGTAGAGATTTTTATAGACCTTGGAGAGATCAAGATATAGATGTTATGGGTTATCATTATTATATGACACCAGAGAAGGCTTCTGAGGGATTAGAAAAATTTCAAACAGCAGTAAATGCACCAACTCTAAAATGGTGTTCTTTAGATTATCCTTATCTACCAAGTTTGACAGTATTTAAACATGACAAAGTTTGATGATAAATTGAAGGGACTACCTCCCATCTATTATCTTAATATGGATCATAGAACTGAGAGAAAGGCACACCTTGAGAATGAATTTAGTAAGTGGGGTATCACAGATTATACTAGGGTATCTGCTAATAGATTTCATACTAGTAAAATAAATGAGTGGGGAAAAAAATTAGACTTGATGCTTCTTGCTCCATCTGATGCATCAATTGTAATGAATGAGTTCTGGACATTTATTGATTGGTATGATTCTGGTATATCAGAAAATATGCTTCTAATACAAGATGACTTGGCATTGGATCTAATAGAGCATTGGCCATTTGATTGGAAGACTTTATATAATAATCTACCGTATGATTGGGATATAGTACAACTATATTATTGTCATAATGATTATCTAAGAATGCATTTATCACCTAGGATTGGTGAGAGTTCATCTGCTGCATGTATTCTTATTAACAGACACTTTGTTGAGAAGTTAAAGAAGTTACATCTTCAACCAGATGGATCATTTAAATTGAAGAATAGTCTAAGAGATGTTACTGTTCCACCAGAATGTTATAGTAGTGATGACTGGTTAATATATCAAGTTGGTAAGTCATATACATTGCCTCTTCTTGCTCTAAATCAAAGACTTGCAACTAGACCAGATAATAGACAAGAAGCAAATAAAGATGAAGAAGTATATGATGAAGTAGTTGCTCAATATCATAATAAGATCTATGATATACTGGCAACAACATGTACTAGAAAATGGTGGGAAACTCAGAGTAGTAAATTTAATGCGGATGATATTTTAAGTTGGGGTTCTCCTGTGCATAATGAAATGATATTAAAACTACCACAGTATGATAAGAAGATATGAAGTTAAAAGGATTACCAAAAATAGTATATCTAAATGCTAAACAGGATAGTGTTCAAAATCAATTAATGATTGAGCACTTTGATCACTATGGCATAAAAGATTATATCAGACATGAAAAGAAATATACTACTCAGGTTAAAGATTCATCTTCTATAAACTGGAATGATATATTATCAGATGATTATTCTGATGATGGTGCTTGTAGATTTGTTACGGGGTCTTTTGATCATTCATATTTACTTGAAAATGAACTTGCATTAACTCTGGATAATTATGATGCAATAGTTAATTGGTATGAAAATACTGATGATGAAGTCTGTATTATAATGGATGACATTGTTAGATTACATACGTCTAATTATTGGATGTTTGATTGGGAGTATGCATATAAAAGACTTCCTTACAATTGGGATTGTATTCAATTGTTTGTTAATTCTGCTAGTCAGAAAATTCCTATGAATTTACATCCTTGGCAACGTGAACATAGATCTACTAGATGTTATATGATTAGTAGATTGTTTGCTAAGAAGATTAAGAGATTCCATTATCCTGATGGTAAATTTAAACTTCATTATAGATGTAGAGATAAATCAATTCCTGCTAATGATTATGGTAATATTGAAACTACTTTGTTTAATTTAGGTAATACATATTTGTTGCCTTTATTTAATTTGGATGAGAATTTTTTACAGTATGATAGTGAATATGATGTAAGATTATGTAGAGATAAATTATCCTCAGATGCTATTGATTATTGGTGGTCTCAAGTTGCTGGTAATTATTCTTTAGATGAACAATTCAGCTATGGTAGAGATAATGAATATGAGATGGAAGTGACATTTGATATGAGAGCAGATCATGTTCATAAGACTAGAGAAAAGATATTGTTATGGATTTAGATAATAAATTAAAAAGTATGCCAAAGGTATATTACTTTAATCTGGATAATAGAACAGATAGAAGGAAGTATATGGAGAGACAGTTTGATAATTTTGGTATTGAGTATAGTAGATTATCTGGCACAAAGTATTTGGGATCTAAGATAGATGAATGGAATCATTTGATTGTGGATTTTGATGAATATACTTTGTTACCTGCTATTGCTGCTAATGCAATATCACATCTTGAGTTTTTAAAGAAGTGGTATAACGAGACTGATGAACCACATCTAATATTAATGGAAGATGATTATGATCTAAGTCTTATATCAAGGTGGCATTTTGATTGGGATTATTTAATGGAGAGACTTCCCTATGATTGGGACTGTCTTCATATGGGGTTTGAGAATCCAGAAGGTTTGCCAATGTACCTTCATCCCATACAATCTGCACATGATTTTGGACCAATTTTAATCCATAGAGAATATGTTGAAAAACTTATAAGTCTTCATTGTGATGGAGATAGATATACATTATTAAATACTGTTGCTAATGCTGCTTGGAATTCTGGTGAAGCAGTTGCTGGATCTGGAACTGTAGATTATTTTATGGTTCATCCTGGTAGAACATATTGCATACCATTAATATCAATTAATACAAGTTTTGGTAGTTTTGAGGATAATAGTTTAATTCAAAGTTATTATCGTGATGGTGGAGATTTGAAAGCAAGGAATGCTTATTATTTTTGGTGGACACATGAGAGAGATAGGTTTACCTTAGATGATTTTTTTACTTATGGAAATGCTATAGATTCTAAGATGACACTAGACACAGACAAGTTTTTGCATTATGATATAAGTGGTGAAATGTATAAACTTTACGGGGAACCATATTTAAACCGTTACAGGACAAAATGACTGTTAAGAAATTTGCTTTTGCTGATAAATTAAAGCACATGCCACATGTATTGTATACCAATGTGAGGGGTGAAACTGGTAGAAAGCATTGGATGGAATATAATATGAGAGTTCAAGGTATTAGATTTACTAGGATAGAACAACCTCCTATTAGAGAGATGCCTAATGATTTTCATAAGAAGTTAGTTGGAGATTATTGTGATAAAAGTTCTATAATAATTAATTGGTATTCATCTCAATTACTAGATCTTCTACGTAAATGGTTGGAGGATACTAAAGGTACTGGTGAACCTTATATCATTTTAATGGAAGATGATTATGAGTTGAGACTTCAAGACTTCTGGCATTTTAGTTGGGAGTATATGATGGAGAGATTGCCATATGGATGGGATAGTATTCAGTTAGGTTTTGAGTCTCCAGATGTAGTTCCATTTTATTTGCATCCAACTAGACCTGAGTATTCTTTAGGTGCAACTTTAATGAGTAGGCATTACGCTGAAAAATTATTAGATCTGCATTACATTAATGGTAAGTATAAGTTTGATTATACTATTGCCAACTCTGTGTATATGAATAGAGATTCTGGAATACATGATGGAATGAGTTATGATCAGACTTCAGGATCACCTGATTATTTTATAGCACAGTCTGGTAATTGTTATTCTATTCCTATGATACCTATAGTTCCATACTTCTCTGGAGTCAGTGATCATGGTGGTAAGAGTGATGGTTCTTGGCAACCAAGACCTAGTTTTTTAAAATGTTATAAAGCATATGTTGAGTGGTGGACTCAGGATAGAGATAATTTTACTATTGATGAATTTTTCACTTATGGTAAAGATACTGATATTCTTATGCAGAGAGATATCTCTCAGTGGAGTGATAAATATTTTTTAGATAAAGCTGAACAAGAGAGAAGAGATTTTCTCTATGAAAATGGAGCGGTGATGGACAATCATGGAATTAAAGGATAAGTTATTTGGTATTCCCAGAGTCTATTATTTTAATAAAGATTCTGATGATTTTAAAAATGAACATATGGATCGGTGTCTAAGTAATTTAGATATTGACTATGATAGAATAAGCACATCTAAGTATACGCAAGAGAATGTTAGTGAGTGGAAGCATCTGCTTTCAAATAAGAATAACTATAAACTTCCTGTTGGTGTTGCTGGTTATTCTATAACTGTTCTTGAATTCTTAAAAGATTGGTTAAACACAACTGATGATAATCAATTGGTTATCATGAGAGATACTGTTGACTTTGATCTTTGTTCAACTACTCTACAATATAATTGGGATTTTGATTGGAAGTATATGATGACAAGACTTCCATATGATTGGGATTGCTTTCAATTTGGATTTGAGAATGTACATTATATTCCTTTTTATCTACATCAAATAATGCCAGCAAGCACCTTTGGTCCTTCATTGCTGAATAGAAGGTATGTTAAAAAACTTGTTAGGTTACATTGTAAAGAAGATAAGTATGATTTAACTGGTAATATTGCTAATTTAAATTTTGGATTAAAGTCAGGAACGATTGATTATTTTATAGGTCATAATGGTAAGACTTATTGTATTCCTTTATTCCCTAGTGATCCAAAGTTTTATCCTAGAGAAAGTAAGAAGTTTAAAATGGTTAGAGCATGTAAAATAGCATATCATGATTGGTGGTCTAATGATGCTAGGAAGTATTCATTAGATGAGATCTTTACTTATGGTAAAGGTAATGATATTAGTATGGTTAGGAAGACCATGAATTATTATGCTTGAGTATGATAAAGGACGATTAAGAAATTTTCCACATATCTATTACGTTAATCTTGATAATAGAAAAGATAGGAGAATTTATATGGAAGATCAATTCCAACAATGGAGGTTGGAATATACTAGGGTGTCTTCAAGTAAGTATGCAGAATCTAAAGTAAAAGATTGGTCTCATAAAATAGATGGTAAGTGTAAAAATCTTCCAGTCTATGTTGTTGGTAATGCTATTACACATCTAGAGTTTATGAAGGATTGGTTGAGTAAATCAACTGATCCTTTCTTGTGTTTAATGGAAGATGATTATGATTTAAATCTTATTCAATATTGGAATTTTAATTGGGACTATTTGATGAATAGAGTTCCTTATGATTGGGACTGTCTTCAAATTGGATTTGAGTCCACAAAGTTTATACCATTCTTTTTACATCCAAAATTAAATCATAGTTATTTTGGACCTGTTATCTTACAAAGAGATTATGTTGAGAAGATATTAGACCTTCATTCATCTGGTGATAAGTGGAGATTTTTAGGTAAGATAGGTGATAGTAAATTTAATAATACTGCTGCTACAGTTGATTATTTTATAGGTCATACTGGTCGTACATATTCTATTCCACTAATTACTACTAACGATAAACTGACAAGTGGAGAAAATAGTGTTACAATAAACAGAATACACCATACTAAGTCTAGGAATGCTTATTATCATTGGTGGGCGAAGGAACATAAAAAATTTAGTTTAGATGAGTTCTTTACCTATGGAAAAGAAAATGATCACAAAATGGTAATCTCTACGTTATGACAATGCTTGCTTCTAATGAATGGGGAAAATTAAAGAAGGTTATAGTTGGTGTTGCTGACCATGCAGTTATGCCACCAGTTGATACGTCTTCTCGTACTATTAACTATGCTGGTGTTAAACCAAAGAAGAAGTTATTTGGTTATGGTGATGAAGAGTATCTACCTATAAAAGTTGGAGCATTTCCTGAACAAGTTATTGATGAAGCGAATGAGGACTTAGAAGTTTTTGTTAAGTTCTTAGAGGGTGAAGGTGTAGAGGTAGTACGTCCAAAAAGAGAACCAACAACATATTATAATTACTGTCCTAGAGATTGTGTTTTTGTCCATAGGAATTTATCTTTAGCAACTCCTATGCCTTTAAGATCTAGAAGAGGTAACTGGAGAGCAATGAAGCATTGTCTACCAGAGACTGTAGAGATACCTTGTTCTTATATTGAGGAATTATATAATGAGGATTGTATTGGTAATCCAGATGTCTTAGCATTGAATGAAGTTACTCCAGCATTTGATGCTGCTAATACTCTTAGAGCAGATAATAATATTATCTACTTAGTATCTAATAGTGGTAATGTATTAGGTGCTGAGTTATTGCAACAACAATTACATGACGCAGGATGTGATGCAGATGTTCATTTACTCAGAGATGTTTATTCATACTCTCATATTGATACTACGTTAGTATTTTTGAGAGAAGGACTTATACTTGCAAATCCTTCTAGATTAAAAGATAAAGATCAGTTGCCAGGTCCATTTAAAAAATGGGATGTTATCTATGCACCAGAGGCAGTTGATATTGGATCATATAATGGATATAATAATATGTCAGTGTGGACTAATATGAATCTTTTTAGTATCAATCCAAACTTAGTTGCTCTTGAAGAGAATCAAGAACCAACTAGGAAGTTACTTGAGAGTCATGCTATAGAATGTGCAATGTTACCAATGAGACAACAAAGAACTTTGAGTGGTGGATTCCATTGTGTAACTCTTGATTTGGAGCGAGAATGAATATAGGTTTTATTGGTCTTGGTAAACTTGGCATGCCTTGTGCTGAGGAGATTGCTAAGGCAGGTCATTTTGTATTTGGTTATGATGTTGAACCTAGAGATACATCTTTAGTAGACATTCAATCTTCAATTAAAGATGTTGTAAGTAAATCTCAAATAATTTTTATTGCTGTTCCTACACCACATGATAAGGAGTATGATGGTAGTCAACCATGTATGAATTTGGAACCAAAAGATTTTAATTATAGTATTGTTGAGAGTGTATTAGATGAAGTTAATAAGTACGTAGATAATCAATTAATTGTTTTAATCTCTACAGTTTTACCTGGTACTACAAGAGAAAGATTTACACCAATGAAGGGTAGGTTTGTTTATAATCCTTATCTAATTGCTATGGGTACTGTTGCATTTGATTTTACAAATCCAGAGATAGTAATGATTGGTACTGAAGATGGTACTGAGACTGGTGAT